ACATGGGTCTACGCGCCTGTCCGATAACAAAATCAGGCCATTCAGCGTGTCGCGTCATCACGTCTGAAGGTGAACGCGACTGCCCCTTTTGGAGACCACGTCATGGGAATGATAGTCGCAGGCATACCGAGTAACCGGCCGGCCCTCTGTAGGGAAGCCGTTGAGACATGGAAAGAAACGAAGGAGTTTGATGAGATTTGGCTGATGTGGGACGGCCCAGGAACCGGACCTCCGTATGAGTTCACGAAGAGTTATCTTGACAGGGTCTTTCACCACAGCGACATTGAACCCTCCTGCATCCCCACGGGTTCGGGTTGCTGTCGCTCACGTCTTGTGCTGGAAGCATGGCGGAATCACGAGGTGAAATGGCTCGTGCACCTGGATGATGACGTGAGACCAAGTGATGGAGGCGGAACCTTCCAATTTGCGATAGGTCAAGAATTTCCGTTCTCACGTTGGCTCAGCACAGTGGGACGCTTGATTTACGCCAGAGGTCATCCCTATGAGCTTAGAATTGATCGTCGAGAACCCAAAATAGTCCACGGAATTTGGAACGGGAATCCTGATTTCGATGCGGCAACACAGCTTTACGAAACTTATTCTCGCGGTGTCACTGAGTACACTTGTGAGCCGGAACAAGTCGTCATGCGTTACGGTCACTATTTTCCGATGTCCTCGATGGCCGTGGCTATTCATCGTGATCTTTTCCCGGCATCCTATTTCCTGTGGATGGGGAAAGACTTGCCGCTGAATAACAGTCGTCCATCACGAAAGAGCCAGCAACGTGTGGGAGAATCTGCGGCAAGAGGCGAAAGCCATCGAGTACAACGAACGTTGGTGGGAATGGGTGGATGCTGTGGACATAAGATCCTGTTCCACGGTTGCTCAGTGCTACCGGCAGATTGCAACACAGATGGGGATGCCAAAAACAGAAGCCTTTGAGCAACTTCGGGCAAAAATGATACAGTGGATCGGGCTGTTCTCATGATGAGTTATTGGGATAGTTACCTTTCATATTTGTACGAAGAACGTAAAGAACTGGCAGAATTCCAAGCACATTGTAAGGCACAAAATCAGTTGCAGACCGTAAAGTCTCTGGAGGAAAGTATTCGCGATATTGACGATGCAATTATTCACGTTGAAAGAAGGGCATACCAAGAAAAATGTCATCGCATGAGTTGGCGATATGAGAAGTGGTGCGTGGCAACGGGCCCCTTGGGCGTAACGATTCTCTTTGTAGCAGGCCATAATCCGCATTGGTATTTCTTCGTCTCAGGTGGTCTTCTTACGTTGATTGGCGCTGGGTTCTTCTTTGCATGTCTGATGAAAATATCTGAGGCGGCAGGCTAAATCAGGAGAAGCACAGTGGCAACAGAAATGAGCTTCAAGGTGCGAGTGACGGGGAATTGTGGTGAGCAGAATCTCGACATCAGCAAAGCCATTTTCGCTTACGTTCGCGCTGTGGCGCCAGCCTATTGCAGCGTTGAAGTGAAAGACCCGATTAAGATCTCCTACGACCTTTCCGTGACAGTCAAACTGATGGAACCGAGGTCAGGATGAGAATGATAGCGACAATGGCCTTTGGTAAGGCCGTGCCTTGGGCGGCGATGATGATTCAGTCGCTTAAACGTGTCTGCGACCTACCGGTGATCTTCTTTGCCATGCAGCCGGGAATCAGAAAACTCGGTGAGGATGAACGCGTTGACATGGATATGGACAAGCTGTGGAACAGCCTCCATGACCGCGTTAACCGGGGAGTCGATGATAAAGCGAAGTCGCTGATGTTCGGAATCGCTGCCGAAAGGTTTGGCTGCACGGAGCTGTTGCATGTCGATGCTGATTGCCTGGTGCTGGATAGAATAGACACAGCCTGGCAAGGGACAGGTGATATTGCCCTGGCCGAAGAGACCCTTGGGCCATACCAGAAGTACCTCCAGGTCTTTGACGCCGCTTCTAACAGAACCTTTAATGCTGGTGTCATCCTCTTCCGACGAGACTTCTCTGCGGAATGGAGTCTCTGGTACGAGAAGCTATGGCCTTTTGTGGCGGACGATCCGCTTCACGTGGATGGGCAAACAGTCTGGAATCTCGTCTGGCATACCTGGCCAAAGGCTGACATATTGGGGCAGAGGTTCAATCAACTGCATATCAAACATGGGCCCTACGGAGCCGCGATCTACCATTTCTCCGCCGTGGACATAAGCTACAAAGCTAAAGTGATGGCGAGCTGCTTCAAGTATCACCTGGGAGAGTGGCCCAGACACCCATAGAATGAAGGAGACCGAAAGATGGAAGTCGTTCACGTTGCGTCCTGTGCTTTCGGTGACCGAGCCAGCGAGTGGCAACGCTGGATGCTGAAATCGTTGAAGCTGCCGCATCCAAATGCCAAGCACTATCCGATAGAGATGACGTGGTACGAGATACAGAAGCGCTTTGGCGTAATGGCACCAAGAGCAGCCCGTGGATTCTGGAAGGTAAAGGCGTGGACGGACATTCCTACTCGACCCCTTTCGGGCGGCTTATGGGTTCTCGACGCAGATGTGCTGGTTCTCAAACCGCTCATCTGGAAGCCGGCGAATCCAGAGACAATTATGGCCGCTGCGATCGGAGGCGACGAGAAATATCTGAACTTCATGGAAAAGGCAGGTGTTGAGCTGCAAAATGACGCCCATTTTAACGCCGGAGTATTCTGGATCAATGGTGACCTGGCGCCCATCTGGGATAAATGGTATCAGCCGATCTGCGACGTGGTTGGTCCCACTTCATATCCGCTTGCTGAATGCGTTCTCAATGCGGTCTGGCATGAGCTTCGCAGGGAGGACAAAGCAGAAGTTCTACCTGTTGCGTACAACCAGATAATCAGCGAACATGGACCCTATGGAGCGACAGTTTTCCATCTTGCCGGAAGCCCGGAGCATTTTCGGGCAAGATTGATGGAAAGTTATTATCGAGCACTCCTTAACCCGGAGGTCTAAGATATGTTTCCATTTCGACGAAGACCAAAGCCAGAAGCTCCCACTGACTGGGCGACCGTCCGCCAAATACAACAGATCGTGACGGATCGCATTGCAGAATCGCTCGTTGCGCATGCAGAGCGCCATGAGGATGAGACAAGTCGTCTTGACTCCCGCGTCTATGATGCTCGAAAGGAAATTGCCGAACTCAGAAGACAGTTCGAGTCGTTTGAGCAGACAGTTCATGCCGAAGTTCGGACGCTCTGCCAAAACGCCGCCGAGGCTACGCGAGCCACCGCCGATGCAATGGAGATCCTGAGGCCGTTTCTACTTCAGGTTCGCGAAGATTATCTCAGCATGAAGGATGTCACAGGGAAATGTCTGAAGGAATAGTCATCACCGATTTCCATCACACCGCCCTGTTGCAGGCCCAGATGTACCTTTGGGAAAAACGCCTTGGGTTCCAACTGTACCGACCCTTCGGGCGCGCTTGGTGGGACGCGGGACTCCGGCATCCCGATGATAACTGGGAGACCGGCCATCTCGCGTTTATGTCCCGGGCGCTGGAATATCCCACGTTTTACTCGACACATGATCCCGATCGTATCCTGACGCTCTCTCATCCCATCGGCAGGATGCTGACCTATGACGAGGCCAGGGATAGAGGAAGAGAGGTTCGTTTTGTGATTAGCAGCCAGCATGATAGCCAGACATTCCTGTCGAAATTCACAAAGGAATACTGCCCCAATGCGACCTATATCCGGCAAGCGGGGAATCCTTCGGAGCATGTCTGGTTTACGAAGCACGTCTTGTCCAGTGACATCCAGACATACGAGAAGAGCAAAGCCGAAGGTCTCCATGCAATTCTTTATCATCAGGAATTCCCCAGCGTCTATTATAATACGGCACCGATGACTGATCTCGAAGCAAACTCCATTCGCCAGTACATCAACTGGGCACACCAGGATGTGAAGAACCGGGCTTTCTATCTGTGGTTCAAGCAGATCGCTGAGTCCTGTGCTCTGCCTTTGCGTTGCTACGAAAATGGTAAGGGTGGTGAGGATGGCGAGGTCGACTACCATCATCAGATGGTCATACGACTGGTCCTCTCGACGTTTACTCTCCAGCATAAGTGGTGGGACGGATACGGGATGATTGTGCATCAATCCTATGCCTGCGGCAGGCCGGTGATCTGTTTTGAAAGCGATTATGCAGGTAAAACGGCTGGAAAGCTTATGACTGACATGGAAACGGCTATCTTTATCACCGATGACGCGGCCTACACCAGGAGCAAGCTCGAAATAGCGTTGCCGATGGCGCCACAACTTCAGGAGGCTGCCTACAGACGATTCAAGGAGGTCGTGAACTTCGATGCTGATGAGGAGAGGATCAGGAAATGGCTGAGCGAAATCTAGCTTTGGCCGAATGTTCAAGACCATGGTGCCATAGGCCAGCCAGACCGGGCTTTAGGCGGTGCGAGTATCATTCACGCGAATGGAAGACGCCGCGAGCAAAGGCGCTGAACAGACTCGCTGGTAGAAAATACAGACAGACAGAGAAGGGCAAGAAAACACAGAGAGAGCATAAACAAAAACAGATGACTCCTGAGGGATTGACAAAATCTCGCGAATACCAACGCGGGTATCGTGAAAGAAATCGCCATAGGCGTTACGCGCAATCGGTCGTTGCCAATGCCATTCGATACTACGGACTGGAAAGACAACCGTGTGAACAGTGTGGTGAGTTGCGAGGCACCGCTCACCATGACGATTATGGCAAACCGTGGAAAATTCGTTGGCTCTGTCAGCGATGCCATTCCAGGCACCATGCCGAGAGCGAACTACCCCTGGAGGTTGTAAGTACCTGAATGATAGTGATTTGTGACAGGCATCACGGCGGATTGTACCTGAGCCTGATCTACCTTTTTCAGAAACGCCTCGGATATGACCTGCGATTTCCGTACGGCATGGAATGGGCCGAGAAAGGATACTTCGATTACTTCAACAAGGATTTCATCACGGGTACCCTCACCTGTCAACCTGATGCTCTCGCGCAGCAACAGGATCCTGATAAGATATTCGGCTACGGGTCAGGCGGCATGGGAAAACCTATCACTCTGGAGGAAGCATGCGATTCAGGGAAGCAGATTATTTTTCTCGTATCATCTCTTCATGAGTCAGAGCAGACTTTTGCTCGCTTTATTGCGGATCATGTTCCGCAGGCAGTACTTCTGCGTCAGTGTGGGAACCCCAACGAAAGAGTTCGTTTTACTCGTCATGCGCTGTGCTCAGATCTGGAGACGTATAACCGGGTCAAGAAGACACATCATGCGGTACTCTATCACCAGGAGTTCAACAGACAGGTTTTCAGGTTCCGACGGGTCAATCTTAAAGGCCGAAGGAAAATCAGGAGTTTCCTTAACTACCTGGCGGATATGAAATATCTGCGACGGTACTGGGACCGGTTGAGAAGAGAATTCGCCGACGAAAAGGTAGATTTCTACTTGCACGGACTCAAGGGGGCTGACACGGCTGCTGAAGGCTGGCACGGCGCACCTGCGGATATTCGGGAGATGGCGGAATGGATGGCGGACATGCACATGCTGTGTCAGCTGAAAAACTGGGATGGCTTTGGCCACTGTTATGCGGAAGATACCCAGATTCTCTCTGAGAGAGGATGGAAACCTTTCTGGCAACTCCGGCCTGACGAAAGAGTCGCGACATTGGACTCGCAGCACCAGCTCATCTATCAGGCGCCGACGGCGTATCATGCCTATGCTTACAAAGGCAAAATGATTTCACTTAAAGGAAGAAGCATAGATATTCTCGTAACGCCCAAGCATCGGATTTATTGTCAAGAGTACGATCACTTCGCGGGTCCATTGGGATGGAAAGTTTTCGAGGCTGACAACAAAAGACTCAGGCGCCAGAAACGATACTATCCTCACACCTCATTAGGGTTTCTAATGGCTCCGGAGCGAATAGTCGCGGGGAGTCCCGTAAACACCGATTGGGCGGAATTCATAGGTTGGTACGTGTCAGAGGGATGCCTCGCAAGAGACAAGAAGGGAGACAAATACCGGAAAGTGATTATTTCCAACACTAACAGAGGAAACCTAAAGCGCATTGCCCGGCTGGCTCGACGACTCGGGCATCATGCGGGCAAATGCCATCACGGAATCCGCATTTCATCTGTGAGGTTGGCCAGCCGTCTTGAACCATTGGGCAAATCGATCAATAAAAAAATTCCAAGAGAGATACTTGATGGTGACGCATTCGCGTTGTCGGCATTTCTGCGCGGTTATCTCGGCGGTGACGGTCACAACAACAGTAAATCGAAGGGGAATTGGAGAGCGAAAACGATCTCACCTGACATCGCCGATGGGGTTCAAGAGGCCGCCATTAAACTCGGATGGCGGGCGACAATTCGGCGAAAGAAAGCTAAAACCTCTTCAGGTAACGTGGTTTACGAAGTGATTATCGGGATGAGCCGGAATATCAAGAAACTCTATGCACCGGCAGCCGAGGTAGATTACGATGGCACGGTCTGGTGTGTTACAGTGCCAAATGGTATTATCTTGGTACGTAGAAATGGGTCCCCAGTCTTTTGCGGAAACTGCGTCCATTACTCCTACGCGATAGGACGCCCAATGATCTGCCGCTGGGGGGACTACGAGGCGAAACTTGGTGGGCTCCTCATCGAGGACATGAAAACGGGTGTAAAGCTCAGCGGTGTCTGGGAGGACGACAAAAAGAAGATCATGAGGGTGCTCGGCAGTGACGGATACGTCGCGCAGATGTGCTGGAACTGTGTGCAAAAATTCAACACAGTCGTCAACTTCGATGAGGAAGAGAAGGAAATAAGGCAATGGATCAACGAAATCTAAACCAAACGAAACAGACATTTCAACCCTTTGAGCAATGGCAACGGAACCAACCATCCGCACTAGATCGACAACGGTCCTTGCCTTTTCAGGCTAACCAGTACATCAAAGAAACTCAACAAAGGAGACAGACGATGGCAACAGCAGCAACGAAGGTGATGGACATCACGGGAACCAGGATTGATGTCAGCGAGACGGTTAAGAAGATCGTGGACGACATTACTCCGAAGGTCGCCGACTTTGTCATCAAAGCGGCAGCCAACATCCAGGAGACCGCTGGGAAGGCACAGCTATCCCTGAAACTCATCGTGAACGATCATCCGAAAGAGGGTCTCTACGTGGAGCTCAGCGGTGCTGAGACCCTTTATGCCGGGAAGGATCGCTGGTCTGCCCATATCGGAGACGATAACCAACTGAGGATCGATTTCCCCGAGGTGTAAGCAAATGGATCAAAGAGGTCTAAGAGAACGGCTCGAACTGATGCGGACGGAAGTTAATGATTCGTTTGGCCTGCTGGATACGGAGACATTGCTGTCGGCGATCGAGGACATCCAACAGGCGCAGGTAGACGGCAGGACTATCTGGACTGCCGGCAACGGTGGTAGCGCGGCGAACGCGAGTCACTTTGCCGAGGACTTGGGTCTTGCTGGGATCAGGGCGATTTGCCTGTCTTCCGATGCACCTCGGCTTACCGCGCTCGCGAATGATTTCGGGTATTCTACAATCTTCGAGGAGCAACTTGCCTTGCTGGCACAACCGGGAGACGTGCTGTGTTTGTTTTCCGTGAGCGGGCGTTCAGAGAACATAGTCACAGCCATGAGGGCCAGTCAAGTGCTTTCTCTAAAAACGATTCTTTTCACCGGTCGTATGCGTTTGTCGGACGACATTTCCCCAGGGAGATGGATCACGTTTCATGGAGACAACCCGGGGATCGTCGAGAGCGGTCATCTGCTTCTCTGCCATCTCATCTGTGGGGCCCTTTGGAGATCGCGTAAAAAGCCACAGAAGAATTTTTCGGCTTGAAATTTGCTCCGAGTTGCGGGATAATACGCAGAGGAACCAGCAAAGGAGCGCATCATGCCTTATAGAGTTGTCAAGCGAAACGGGAAATGGCTGACGATTAACAAGGACACAGGGGACGTCAAGGGCACACATTCCTCAAAGGCGAAGGCACTGGCGCAGATGAGGCTACTGTATCACGTCGAGGCGGGGGGGAAGCTTACTCGAACAAAACGGAGGCGACGAAGATGAAAAGAATACTCACGCTGATACTGTTGCTGGGTCTGGTAGGTTGCATGGGAATAGGCAACAGGCAGACCAACACCACCACAAACCAGACGGTCATCTATCAGGGTGAGGTACCGGTGATGGTACTGGACTACGATGGTGTGCATTACATCAGCGTCAACGACGCGCCCCAGGATCTCTTGATCGAAAGAGGCTTGCTGCGGCTGCAAACAGGAGAGGTGGTGAAGGCTGAATGAAAATCAGAGGGAAACTCATCCTGGTCATTGCCCTGGTCATCGTTGCGCTGCCTGGATGCGTCAGTCTGACACCGAAGCGTGACGTCATGAAGATTGCGATTGCCAAGACTTCCACTCGCAAGACATCGAAGCCATGGGTGTTTGCGATTCCAGGCCAAGTACTGGCCGTGGGCCAGGAGGAGACAGTAGAGACGAATGTGGAATACGGTAAGAGCACGCCCGTTCAGGCAAAGCGATCTATTTTTACGCGCTGGTGGTTTTGGGTTCTCGTACTTGGCGTGATTACGTACTTTGGCCTGTGGCCTTTCATCATCCGGGCGATAAAGAAGCTCAAGGCAAAACTCAAAGAAGCCCTGGAGAGTGCCAAAAAAAAGTCACATGCGCTGACGACGGTCGTCAAACAGATCGATGTATTCAAGGCTAAGGCGGAGACCGATCCGAAAGCTAATGACGTCTCGGAGCTGAGAACTGTTTTATCTGGCCAGGATCCCGTGACGAAGGCCGAGGTCAAGGCGGTGAGAGATAACGGTTAAGTGGAAGCGAAAAAAACGCCGGTGGAAAACGAAACGGTTCGGATGTTGGCGGGTCGTCTGCAAGGGCAAAACAACCGTAGACATCCACATCTGCGAAAACTGCAAGCTGTCGCTCCTTGGGCAACCATGCGTTCACAGGCCCGCCAACTTCCGATTTGGTAAGATGAAGATAAGACTGAAGGAAGTTAAGCGCTGATGCACGATCCGCTGCTCTATCCGAATCTGGCGAAACTTGAGGCTAAGATGGGCGAATTCCTTCAGTCACCCCTTGCGAAGGGCATGACAGAGGTTGAACGTGAACAACGCCTTTGCCAAATCAATCCCTTCTATTGGATGGAGCATTACGGACAGATCCAGTCGGCAAAAATTGAGGGCGGCGACGTAAGCATAATCCCCTTTCAGCTTAACCGCGCTCAGCTCATTCTGGCCAATGAGTGTGCACCCTACTTGCTTTCACGGGACAGCCAGCGTGTCAAGTTGATTGTGCTCAAGAGCAGAAAGCAAGGCGTGTCGACGTTCTTTGCGGCTCTCGATTACATCTTTATGCGATCCATCTCGGGATGTGGGGTGTTCATCATTGCCGACAAGAATAAGCACACCGAGAACATCTACCGGATGATAACCTTGTTCTGGGAGAAAGACACTCTTCCGGGCAAACCCACCGGAAAAACGATCTCGCGGAACAAACAAGGTCTTTTTCTGTCAAACCGCTCAATGCTCGAAATGGATTCCGGAGAGACAAAACATCCCGCGACCAGCCAGACTATTCAGGTCGTCCACATGAGCGAGAATAGTAAATGGCCTCAGCTTCTTGACGCAGAAACTTCTATTCTGAACTCCGTTGCGAGAGAAGGCTTTGTTTGGCTCGTCAAGGAGAGCACTGCTTGCGGCATCAACAAGTGGAAAAGCGACTGTCTCGCTGCCCTGGAGAAAAAGTCATCGTGGAAGTTCGTTTTTCTTGAGTGGCCGGATATGGCCGATTGCTCGATTGAACTCACCGAGGAAGAACGTTCAACTTTCAGTCCTACGGGAGAAGAAAGCGAGTTGATGGAAACCTTCTCCCTGACCCCTGGTAACGTAAAGTTCAGACGGGAGAAGATTGCAGAAATCGGTGCTGCGAAATTCAAGCAGGAATTCCCGTTACATCCACGTGAGCCGTTTGATGTCAGCACGACCACTTACTTCGATCCCCTGCTTGTGGAGGACAGAAAACAGGAGATCGAATTCTATCGCGTCTGGAAGGAAAGAGGATACGACGACGCGGTTGCCCAGTTTCCTACCATTACCGCGGAGATCAAAAATTGGACTGCCGGTGCGGAAGCGTGGCTTCAGGACCTGTCACGCAGATGCCGCATACCGAACCTCGTCACTGTATCTATCGTCAAAAACCATGTCACGTTTGCTCCTGTGGACTCACCAAAGGAAGATAGCGGCCAGGTGACCATGTGGCTCGCACCAAATCGTAGGCGGAAATACATCGTGAGCGTTGATCCCGCAGAAGGAATCAGCTCGGACGGGTACACGTCGGACTACTCTGTGATTGAAGTCTACGACTGTTACGCCCGGGAGCAGGCAGCCGAGCTGCGTGGCCTCTATGACGAGGAGTTGACGGCCCGTTACGCTGTGCTACTCGCACGTCTATATGGCGATCCAATGATCGCCGTTGAGGTAAATTCAAAATGCGGTGGTGCCGTGCTGACCTACATCAAGGAGAGGTATCATTACTTCAACCTCTATCGGCGTCAGACGGTCAGCAGATCGAGAACCATAACGAACGATGAAGGCTGGCGGACAACTTCCGGCAACAAGCAGTCTCTGTGCTATGTTCTGAAGATACACTTCAAGGAGGGCGACTGCATACTTCACAGCATTCCCTTACTTGAGGAGATGGCGAATTTCGTCGAGGAGAAAGGAAAGTTGCGGGCAGCGATGGGACACACGGATGATTGCATTACAGCTTCTGCCATCGCACTCCACATAATCGACAGCACGCCAATGTTGAGATCGATTAAGACGAGTGAAGTGGAACTCCGGCTTCTTGAGTCGCTGCGGATGCGAGGTATCCCGCTCGGCGTTCGACGTCTACATGGCCCGGAGAGCGCAGGTATTCCAGAAGAGGCACTGCCTTCCCAGAGACGAAAGGTGACGAAACGTTATTGAGGTGAGACATGGCTGCGGAAGAGGTAATCGAGATTGAGCCTGAGACTCAGATTCTGCAACCTGCGGCGCCCGGTGCGCCGCTGCTTCTGGATGACATATTTCCGGCTCTGGACATCGCTGGCAGAGAAGAGGAAATCAACGCCTGGTTCGAGAATGACATCAAGCGATGCGCGGCTTTCGTTCAGAGACATCAGGGGACGTGGGACCTCTGGCGAGAAATCTACGATCTGGAAAACAGGCCGGACATCTACGCCGACATTGGGGGACGCGCGGACTATCCCTCGGGCCTCCTCTGTGAGAAGACAATAGAGGCTACCGATCGGCTGATGCGGGCCATCTACACGCCGGACCCATTGTTTGCCGTAGATCAGGCGATGTTTGCCGATGCTGACATTGAGCAGGTTCTACGATACGAACACTGGATGGACTCCCATTGTCGCAATATCCTGAAACTGGAATCCGTCTTCGGTAAACGTGCCTTGCTGGACTTTCTGTTATTTGGTTCGCTCATTGCCGAACCTGATACACTTTTCAAGGTTGTTCCACAGAGAACAGTCAAAGTCTACCGGACACCAGAGGAACTTGAAGCTGACCAGGCTGTTGTTACGGACATAAGCGCTCTGGACGAAAAGTTCATCTTGTTGGATCAAGGCGTTCCCGTACGGCTTGTTGTTGAGAGAGACAACGTCGAGGAAATGGGTCTCAACGTTTTTATCGTGGATCTGACGGATCATCTGATTCCGCCGAATGTGTACCGTGACGAAGAAATCAGGTTTCGGGCAAGGAGATTGTACTACACAGAATCCGATCTGAGGGTGCTTGCGTCAGATGCGGTCGGATGGTACTCCGAAGCCGACGTAGAAAAGGTCATCGGACAACGCAGCGTAGACGTGACACTGGCTCGAGACGGACGAGAAATTCCGCGATACATCAGGATGAAAACGGATGCTGGTACGGCACCCGGGTTTGAATGGTTCGACATGGGCGGCGAGTACGGGAACAAGCGCACTCTGCCCTATGAGGACGTGTACATCGTCTTCAGGATATTCGCCCGCTACGCTTATCCGACACGAAAAGATCCACGCGGCGTCATCCCGAAGTGGACGGTGTGGGAATGGGAGCCTTCCTCCCAGACCATTCTCAGAGCATCCACGTATCCGCATTTTGATGAACGGCTACCATGGATTCATTTTCGGCTTGGTGTATCGAAGAAGAGCTACTATGGATTTGGGTTTGGTGCGCTTCTCGAGAAGGAGGATTCCCGGCAGACTTCGATTTTGAACCTGTTTCTGGATAGCGAGGCGAACGCGGCGTATCCGCCTTACCTTATTCGGGCCCCAGAAGCGGGCGGAACAACACCTTTCAGGTTCGGCATGGGGCCAGGTCAGGCGGGCTACGTACAGAATCCCGCGATGGATTTCAAGCAAGTAGACCTTCGGGGACCTTCACAGAATCTCCTTGGGCTGATGTATCCGATCTCCTCGAAGCTGGCAGAGAATCGTACAGGAGTGACATCCTATACAATGGGGCAGACTGAAAGTACCGATCCACGTTCGCCTGCCCGTAAGACCGAGCTTCTTCTTGGCCAGGCTCAACTCAGTCTCGAAAGTATCATCCGCGACTGGAACATTGGCTGGGAACAGCTTGCCCGACACATCTGGCAGTCCGTCTACGAGACCACGATAATTCGAGGTCCGGACGAGAAGCTGAATATTGTGGAGTCAAGTGAACTTGAATCCGTGGAACGATATGCTGTCTCACTCGATGATCTGGAAAAGCCGATCAGATGGATTTCGCAGGCCAGTGCGGGCGTTGTGAACCCGCAAGCAAGAAAGACGGACTTCATCAATAAGTTCTCCTTCTTTATCCCGTTGATACAGAGACTCTGGCAGGTAAACCAGGAAGTGGGAATGAAATACTTTTTGCGGTGGATGATACGTGCGGCATCGGAGTTGGAGCTTCGTGGGAAGCGGTACCTGATTCCCAGTGAGGCAGAACTGAAAGGGATGCCCGCCGAAAGTATCCAGGAACTCATGACGGAAATGCAACAGTGGACGAAAGCCGGGGGCCGGGAAGGGATCACACCTCAGCCGGCGACCCCCCAAATTCCCGCTCCCGGCGAAGCAATAGGCGCTGGCCCGTAAGGAGAGAGGAAATATGCCCATACTTGAAGGTACGGACAAGTCGCGACTCGGCGCTCAGCGAAGGCTCAGCGAAGAGCAGCCAAAGATGACCGACAAACAGAAGGAGTATTACC